TTTCTTCATACTACATATTTTGTATCTACATTAATTGGTTTATCCCATTCAGTTGTATCTAATGGTTCACTAACACATCCATATCTAAAGCTATCAGCTGCGTGTGAACACCAATCATGTAGTGGTTTATTTTTAAAAACTTGGTTTTTTTCATCCCATTGTTTTCTATATTGTCGTAATGCATCTAGTCCTTGTTTACATTTTTCTCTATCAAACCAACATTGTTTCAGTGCATTACGTACTGATTCAATACCATGATCTACTTCAAGTTTAGGTGCTACTTGAAAATCTAATCCTAGCTCTGCTGCTACTTCTAATCTAGACTTTCCAGTACCAAGTTCTCTTGCTTGTATATCATGAGGAGCTATATGACAAGAATAAGCATAATCTTTTTCAGTTAGTACATCTACATAATGTGCTAAAGATTCTCCTGAGTTTTCATAATAATCAATCAGGTGTACTTCTTCTCCAATTCTTTGTGCAAACCATATTGCAGTTGAATCACCTATCCCCAGATCCCACCAAGTTTCCACACCTGCATTATCATCTACAGGCACGTAGCCGATTCTCCCATCTTTATCAGCTTTCGTTATTAGTCGACCATAATAACTTCCTGACACAGCAGCTGTAAAAGAGCATTCAAACTCTTGTTCATACTGCTCAGGTGTCATGATAGAACGTGCCTGCTCCAGTTCCTCCTCTGGAATTACTTTTGTGTCAGAAGATCTATATAGTTTCCCATACCAATCTTTATGACCACGCTGTGCAAAATCATAAACTTCCCAGAATTGATTATGCCCCATTGGTGTACCGATAAATAAAACCCATCCTAATTTATCAGCAACAGCTGGTCTAAT